TACGAAGGCATTCTAATTTAACAATCATTAACAAGTGGGTGCAGTATTTAAAAATATATTGCACCCACAATTAAACACTAATCAAAACAATGGCAAATATGTGCTACAATTATGTCACCTGTACTGGAAGTACAACTGACATTGACAGGCTTGAATCAACCCTTCGTGAGGGGATTAAACACTCTGAACTACATCATGAAGCTTCAGACCTTGGAGTCGAAATTCAGGAGGCGTATTTCTTCAGCATCGAAATCGGTGACAAGCTGCCGACTGCATTGCAGTTCAGCTACGAAACCAAGTGGTCAACTAATCTGCTTGACCTTGCAGAATTGTGCAAGAGGCTCAATCTCTCAGCAGTATGTGAATATAACGAGTGTGGCGTAGAATTGTATGGCTCTGCTCACATTTCACCTGATGGGACAATCATTAACGATGAAGTACCGGCTGACTTCCTTAACCTTATCGAATTAGATGAAGAGACTGATTTGTACATCTACAATGGAATCGAATACAATACGCAAGGCGATATCATCAATGAGCATTATGCGGATTGGAAAAAATCACAACTAAAAACCGAAGAATAATGGAAGACATCATGAAAGACTACATGAAGCAACTCAAGAGTCAGTTGCTGAATAGAAAGATTATTGCCATCAGGTACATGACTGACGTAGAAATGAATCAATTCGGATGGTTTAAAAAGCCATTAGTCATACAACTCGATGACAATACATTCATCATACCTCAGTCGGATGACGAAGGCAATAATGGAGGCGCAATGGCCTTAATCAATGGACAAAACTTTAACGTAATACCAACCACATGAAAGATATAACACAATTCAACCATTGGGGATTTGCTGAATGGCTCGAAGAGGCTTGTAAAAATCAGCAATACGAAATACTGAACGTACGTGTAAATTATGACGAGGACGAGCAATGTTACTTCGTGGACTTGCACAACGAGCATGACCTTGACGAGTTCAATGTACTGGAGACGTTCTATTACATGGACTTGCCCGAAATCCAACATGATGTGGCCGAGGCCGTAAAACAATTTCCAATCTTTATCAATCTAATACAAAAAAAGCAATGAATCAGGAAGAAATAAACAAAGCAAAAGAGGTGCTACGCAAGGCTGGTTACCACGTTAGTTCACTATGGCACATTGAAGATGTCACCGACCGCTACGAATGTGACCGGGACAAAGCTTACGAAATACTAACCGAAGTGCTTGACGCAAGTATTGATGAGATCTTCGATTCAATACACCACGAAGCAAAATACTACCACAACTTAAATGAAAAAGAAGAGAACGACTGAAGAGAACCTTCGACTATACGAAGAAGTGATGGCCGTGATTGCCGCCATCGCATTCATAATAGCATTATTAACCCTATAAACTATAACAAATGAGTTACTTTAATTACGATGACTGGAAGCTATCCAATCCTGATGACGATGGCTTCTATACTGAAGAAACAACTGATGAAATTCAAGAGACCGTGTTCTTCAAGTATCTGCAAGGATATAAGAATATATCCAAGGCCTACGGAATGATAACCAAGGAAGGTTACTGCGTGACAATAATAGATGAGAGTAGCGTGTTGAATGAATATTCTATAAATAAACAATCCGGCTACCGAATAGAAACTGACCAAATTATTGCCACGCATACTGAGCAAAATGAGCAACTATACCAAATGCGAATGACATACAAAGAGTTCGCATTTATTGATCGCTCCGAGTTCATGGCGCAGTATCAATTAGCACACGCAGAATTAGCAAGGGTCATCGCAAATGAAACGAATAATTGACTACATAATGTTTAACCTGATGATGTGGCTTTTAAAAGATATAGAGAAATGATAATAGACTACCGAACTGGCGACGATATAGTCGCAATAAGAGACCACTCACAGGGTGTGTTCCTCAAGGGAGATGTGTTCACGGCCATGGCCATGCAACGCAATGGTTGTGGATGCATCATCCTTGTGGACATAGGATTGAAATCTGACAGGCCGTTTACTAAATGCCCTGTGTGCGACATGAACGACGAGAAGACCGACAATGTATGGTGGGTTGATGCCCGTGCATTTCGCAAACTACTGACCCGCTCGGAAGAAGCTGACTTAGCTGAGGTGCTTTCCGAGGTGCTGACTAAGGAACTAATTAACCTTAATTAGTAAAAGATTAGCTGAGAATGTATATGTTACACTATATTTGTAATCACAATGACACAACTATTTAAAACTAAAGATGGCTATGAAATTGTCAAACATTCACGTGACGTTTATGCAATAATCGGGAAGCGGGTGAAGTACATAGGCAAGGCATCAGCCAACTACCAATCGACCGGGCGACTGCTCAAAACAATACCAAACGAAATCAAATCAATCTTTTTTAATTTACAACGAAATGAATTGGAATCTTCAACAACTATGGAATGAATGCGTTTATTCCCAGCAACGTGCGCTTGAGCCACGAGACTACTGCTATGCATCGGAAATCGGACAACCCCTCGTTGACCGCTACCTCAAGATGAAAGCCGTTACACCAACCAATCCACCGAACATGAGAAGCCTCCGCAAGTTCGAGGCGGGTAACCTTGTCGAGTGGGTGGTGCGCTACGTCCTTGAACGTGCCGGACTGATCAACAATACACAGGAACGTGTAATGGTTGAGTACCCCAATATGCTCAAGGTATCGGGTCGATTAGACTTCTTAGCCGGAGGCCGTATCGACATCGAACGTGCCAAGCAAGACATCACGTCGTCTCACCTCCCCGAATCAATCCAAGCATCATCCCTGTACATAGCAGAGAAGTTATACGAGAAGTTCGGTGACAAGGAACTGGAGAAGAAAGTCCTTGAGATTAAGTCCTGCTCATCCTTTGTAATGGACATGATGGAGAAGACTGAGAAGCCGATTAAACACCACCGATTGCAGTTATTCCACTACATGAAGGGGCTTGAACTGAACGGAGAGTTAGTGTACATCTGCAAGGATGACCTCCGCATGATGTGTTTCCAGTATGAACCAACGGCTGAATTAGAACAAGAGTACCTCGCAGACCTTGCTGGTATCACTCACTACTTCGCATCCAACACAAGGCCACCGCTTGAGAAACTGATTGTAGTTGAAGATGGCAAGTTCAAGAAAAACTTTGGCATCGAGTATTCAAACTACCTCAAGTTCCTATATGACTTCGAAGAGCCTCGTGACTACGCTGACTCAGTTAAGTCTCAGGTTGCAAGATGGACACGTGTGGTTGCACGTTACGCCAAGGGCGAGAACATCACCAAGAAGAACGAAGAGGTAAAGGCAGAGATTGAGGCTGCCGGATACAACTTCACGCAGATCGTTGAACAGGCCAAGCGTTATGGCGTAACTGAAGAGGAGGAAGAGGCATGAGAAGGGAAGTCTTTATGGATATCTGCGAAAGAATGAAACAGAACCATGACAATTTAGATGCGCTACACAAACTGAACGTAGACCTTTATGAGTTTATGGATGACTCCGCATGGGTTAACCAACGCCTGTGGGAGACCGTTCTAACCAAGCAAGGCAATGACTGGTTCTGTTGGTTCATGTACGAGAAGTCCTACCTGTATGACATGGACAAGGACATGAAGGCATGGGACGATAACAAAAACGAGATATGCCAAACGCTCGATGATTTATACAACTTTTTAGTAACCAATAATTATTTTAATACACCAATCAAATGACAATCGAAATTAAACACCAAGTGTTGACCACAGTTGACACAACATCAATCAACCTACCATACTGCTTCACAACGAACCAGTACGCATACTCCGACGAGGTTGTAATGATTACGGAGGAACTCAAAACTATCAGGATATTCCTTGGCGAAGGCCATTGCTCCATGACCGTTACTCAGCGTACTGAGGAGGACATACAAAAGCTACTCGATAGCACCTTCAAGGACTACAAGGTTACTGAGTTAACCACCGATCAGTTCCAGGAGAAAATAAACAAGTTCATCACACAAGCAAAAGAAATAAAGCTATGATTAAAATTGAAACAGGGATTCCAGTCCCCGGCAACGTAACACGCCGTTCAAAGTACCCATTTAAGGACATGAACGTGGGAGAATCGTTCTTCCTCACCGACAAGATAGACCCTGAGAAGACACGCAAGAAGGTGTCTGCGGCGGCTACCATGTTCTGCCAAAAGAAGAAGTGCAAGTTCAAGACACAGACGTTTGAAACCGGAGTTAGAGTGTGGAGGGTAGAATGAAGCACAACGGAGTAATCACACCACAGGGGGCATTGCGAATCTACAATCGCCCCCTCTTCGAAGAGGAGGTCAGAGCCATGTCCCGTGAAAAGGACTTGGCTGTGACCATCGAGGTCAAGGTTAAACGCAAGTTTCGCTCCGACGTGCAGAACGCATACTACTGGGGCGTGGTCATCGCAATGATATCGGAGAGACTGCGAGAGCTTGGCCATGACGTTGACCGAGACCTCACGCATGAGTTCCTGAAGGGGCGTTTCCTGTATTCCGAGCTGACCGACCCAAGCACCGGAGAGGTCATGCGGATACCCAAGAAAACGTCGGAACTTGCAACAGGCGAGTTCATGGAATACTTGGAACACGTCAAGCAGTTCGCTGCTGAGACACTTGACTTGTACATTCCCGATCCAAACGAACAACTTGAGATATGACTAAGGAAGAACGTATTCAATTTTGGGCGCAAACGGCTGAATTTTGCGCTGAAGACAACGGCTATGAGCTTTACTATATCAAGCCATGGCATATGCGTTTAATAGGCTCTAATTACAGCATTGACCTGTATCCGATAAGCGAGAAGGTAAACATTGTGGGGACACTTGAGTATCCGATTGTGGAAGATATTGAGGAATTTTTGGGGATTATTTCACTATAGGATACAGCTTCCCCTATACCGCCTGAAATAACCTCTAGTGGACAAAGAGATTAAGACGATTTTCCCCACCTTCAAGCAAGATGGGTACGAGCCAATTCAACCTACCCGC